ACCAAAGAAAAAACAGGATTGTCATCAAAATTATTAGATGAATTGCCACCACCTCAGGCAGGTGCGCCGATATGAGAAATCAATGGAAAAAAGATATATATATTGCAAAAAAACAAAAAGATGATAAAGGAAATGACATCATAGATAAATATGGAAAAGTTAGTTATAAAAAAGCTGAAAAATACCGATTTAATGTTCAACCAATGGGAGCAACAGCTAATGCTACAAATGGCAAAACAGAAATTATGGATTATGGACAAAAAACAATGTTAATGCAAAGAGCAATTGTAGACTATAAAACATATTTTGGAATGTTTGAAGCAGATGATTTAGCATATTTAGATGGGGCGAATCCTGAAGGAGAAAATGTTATAGGCGAAAAGGCTAATTATAGGGTGGATGCAGTATTAAATCAGAATAAAGTAATAGCAATATATTTTGAAAAATTAACTGAAAAGTAGGTTGGTATTATGGATATGAATATCAATACCAAAAGTGAAATTCGACTTTCGTTATCGAGTTTGGAAGAGTATATAAAAGAATTAAAATTGAAGAAACAACAAATTTTAAAAGCAACTCAAAACATAGCAACAAGAATTGCAGAAGAAGCAGGGAAAGACACTTATAAAAGTGTTGAAATTATTCCTGCTGAAATGGATGATACAACTGCAATAGCTTATGCAAGAAGTAATGATTCAGGCTGTGTATATGCAGAATTTGGAACAGGGATTGTGGGAAGTCAAAATCCCCATGTAGATGAAGCTTTATCAAAGTCTGGTTGGAAATATGATGTGAATAAACATGGAGAAAAAGGTTGGATATATCCTAAAAAAGATGGTTCTTTTGCATGGACTAAAGGACAGGTTGCTCAGAAAAAATTTTATAAGGCAGGACAAAATGCAAGAGAAAAAGCTCCAGAGATAGCAAAAGAAGAATTGAGAAAATTAAGAAATGAATAGGAGGAAGAAGTAATGGGAATGCCAGAAGTATATGATGAAATCTTTGACTATGCAGAAAAATACATAAAAGATAATTCAAAATATGCTCCGATAATTCTAGTTACTCCTCCAGAAGAAACAAAAGTATTTCCTTTAATAGTAATTACAGAAACAAACAATATTCTTGCAGATGAAACATTAAAGAAAAGTGAGTCACAATACAGGTTAGAGTATGAAATTGAAATATATGCAATAGACAAAGGAAATATTCCTAAAGAAATAATAATACAGGAATTAAAAAAACTTGTTAATGAAGTTTTTGATAACCACTATGGAATGCTTAGAAGGGCTTGTATTCCTACTCCAAATGCAGATAGGAATGTAAACAGGCTGTATATGCGTTATAGCGCATTAATAGATGAAAATAAAATAATTTATAGGAGGTAATTGGTTATGGAAGGAGCATTAGCTTATTCAGATATAGGAACAATGTTATATGTAAATGGAGAAGGAGGCTACAAAGAGTTAGTAGGAATTAAATCTGTACCTGCAAGTGGTGGAGAACCTGCGACATTAGATGCAACAGAGCTAAAAAGTGAAAGAAATCAATATATTCCAGACAGAACAGATAGTCCAAATCAAACATTTACATACAACAGAACAGAGGAAAAATTTGAAGCAGTTAAAGCAATTTGTGATGGTAAAGAACATGAATTTTTAGTTGTATTTAGAGATGGAGCAGGAACATATATAAAAGGTTCAGCTGTTACATATAAAAATGAAGTTTCTAAAGGTTCTGTATTAGAGGCGACATTAGTTATAACACCAACAGATATACAAGACAAAAAAATAGCAGAAGTATCTGCGCTAATACCAACAGCAGGAGAATAGTATTTAAAATTATTTAATGGAGGAATTGAATTATGGCAAAAGCAAAAAAGATTGAAGTAGAAGGAAAAGAATATATATTAGCTTTTCCTACAAGAAAAGATGCAGAAAATGCAGAAAGATTAGGTTTCTGCTTGAATTTGATGGAAACACAACCATTAATTCAAATGGATAAATTGTTCCATTCAGCATTATTAGCAAAACAAGGAAGAATTACTGCAGAAATGGCAACAGAGATTAGGGAAAAATACCAAGAAGAAGGTGGAGATATAGGAGATATTAATTCATTCCTTATCGAACAGTATATGGGTTTTTTCAAATTCCAAAATGGGAAGAAAAAAGTGAAGAAAGCAGAGACGATAGAAATTTAGAAAATATAGATGATGGCAAAGAAGAAGTTAAATTTTTTACTTTGAAAGAATTTTTTAGAAAACATCTTTTACCATTAGCATTAACATTCGGTATGTCTACGCAAGAATTTTGGCATGAAGACCCAGACTTGCTCTGGACATACCGAAAAGTTTATATGGATAAATTAAAAATAAAAAATGAATTAGACAATCAACAAGCATGGAGAATAGGTTTATATGTTTATGAGGCTGTTGCAATAGTGATGCATAATTCTTTTAGAAAAGAAGGGCAAGTTGCACAAAATTATACTGAAAAGCCTTATGAATTTAATCAAAAACCAAAAACACAAAAAGAACTAATGGAAGAAGAAATTAGAAAAAATGAGGAATTAATAAGAGAAAATTTAACTAGAGGGAAAAATATACTGCATCCAAAGAAGATAGAAGGTGAGCTAAGATGTCAAACTACAATGTAGATACATTAGAAAATAAAATAATTGTAGAAGCAAGAGAAGCAATAAAAAGTTTAGAAAATATAATTGGATATGTAGATAAAACAAAGACAGCTGTAGATTCTATGAAAAGTGCAACTGGTTTGAAAAATTTAGATGCTCAAGCAAAACAATCAACTTCAAGTCTGAAAAAAATGCAGTTAGCAACTAAAGGTTTAAAAACAGCGCTGAATTTTACAGGATTAATATATGGATTTAAAAAGGTATTTGGTTTTTTAACAGATTCATTAGAAAACAGTATTAATTACATAGAAACATTAAACTTATTTGAAGTTTCTATGGGAAAAACATTAAACCAATATGGAAATCTTAATAGTGAATCAAGCAAATATTATACAAAAGCATTAAAGTTCCAAAATGAATTGAATCAAGCTTTTGGAACTAATATAGAAGAAACAATGAGATACCAAGCTTTATATAATCAAATGGCAGAAAGTATGGGAATAAACGATAGTGCATCATATATAATCTCTGAAAATTTAACAAAACTAGGTATAGATTTAGCATCATTGTTTAATGCAACAAAATCAGATACTATGGAAGCATTAAGAGCAGGAGTTTTAGCAGGACAAACAAAGCCATTAAGAAATTATGGATTAGATGTAACACAACAGACATTATCACCAATAGCTCAAGAATTGGGGATAACTAAAAGTGTAAAACAGTTATCGCAAGCAGAAAAAATGATATTGAGATATATAGCTGTATTGAAACAGGCAAGTTCTGCTCATGGGGATTTTGCAAAAACAATAGAAAGTCCTGCAAATCAATTAAAAGTATTTAAACAACAATTTGCAGAATTAAAAACAGCTGTAGGTAATTTCTTTCAAGGATTATTGGGGCAAATATTACCATATATAAATGGTATATTAATGGCAATAAAGGAAGTTATAAAAGCAATAGCTGTTATGTTTGGAATTAAAGTTACTAGTGCAAATTCAAATTTAGTAGACCAGACAGGAATTGAAGATTTAGAATCAGGACTTAGTGGAGCTGTTGGAAGCGCTAAAGAATTAAAATTGCAACTTATGGGGTTTGATGAAATTAATAATATCACAACCGATAAGGGGTCTGGAGGTTCTGTTGGGGGAACTTCTGTAAGTGGTGTTGATAGTAGATTACTAGATGCAATGAAAGAATATGATAATTTGATGTCAGATGTAAAAATGAAAGCAACTGATATTAGAGATAATATTATGGATTGGTTAGGATTCACTAAAAAGATTAATCCTTTAACTGGAGAAGTAAGTTGGGAATTAAAAGAGGGATGGACAAATTTAAAGAAAATATTAACAGTTATAAAAACTCTTATAGGATTATATTTAGCAACAAAGTTATTAAAACTAATAGGTAATCTAAGAAATTTCTTTACAATATTAAAAACAGGAAAAGCAACAGGACTAACACCTTTTGTTTCAGGACTTACAGGACTTAAAAATGCCTTTACTAAAACAACAGAAGGAGTAGGAAAACATGCTAAAGAGTATAAGACATTAAATGAAAATGCTGTAAAAGCTACATTAGGAATAGCAGGTTTAACAGCTTCTTTATATAATTCTTATGACAGTATGAGAGATTTAGTAAGAGGTACAAAAGATGCATCAGATGCTTATCTTCAATTAGGAATTTCGATAGGAGGAGCGGTAGGAAGTGGAGCTTTAATAGGTTCAACCTTTGGTCCTGTAGGAACAATAATTGGAGGAATTGCAGGACTTGTTGCATCAGCTACTACTGCTATAATTACATATAATGAAGAACAAAAGAAATTAGCAGAAGCGGAAGCATTAGCGGATATGTTTGATAATCAAGGTAGGTCAATGGATTCTGTTTTAACCTATTACACTAAAATACATGAAGCAACAACAAATTTTACTGATATTATAAATGATAGTTCTGCAAAAATTAAAGATAATAATAAACAATATGAAGAAACAGCAACATCTATAGAAAATTTAACAGCAAAATTAAATTCAGCATACTATGAAGTTAATAGTCAGGACTTCACAAAAATAAAAGAGGATTTTTCAAGTTTAGCAACAGTAGTAAATGACAATAATGCTGAAATGGTATCATCACTTATAACAAATGCTAATCACATGAAAGAATTAGGAATTATAAGCAAAGAAGAAACAGACAGCATGATTGATGATATAGTTAGGTATCAAACAATGCAGGGAGATAAAACAGCAGAATTAAAAAGGCAAATGGTAGAACTAGACTTAGAAAGACAAAGAGGAAATATTTCTACTGAAGAATATACAGAAAAAGTCTTAGAATTAACATCTAAAATGGATGAATTAAATGGACAAGTGTCAATTCATACATCAGAATATAAAAGATTAATAGATAATTACAACTCAAATAAAATAGATATGAAAAATGCAAAGGAAGCGGAAGAGTTTGTAAATAGTCTTAAAACTACTATGGAATCAACTATTACAGAAATGAATAATTCTAATCTTGCTTTAAACAATATGATAGATACCATGATAGCAAGTACTACAGATGAAGAATTAATAAATAGTTTAGAAAATTACAGAACAAAAGCTAATGAGGCTTTTGAATTGGATGTAGAAAAAATACAAGGAGATTATAAAGGAACATTCGGAGTAATCTTAGCTCAAATGCTTGAAAGTGGAGCATATACGGCTGAAGAAATGCAAACAGTAAAAAATACAATAAATGATATTTTAAAAGATACTGGAAATATTGATTTATCAGGACAAGGGAAAGAAACTTTTGAATCTCTTGTAGAAGGAATGATTGAAAGCAAAGATAAAAATTTACCAATATTAATAGTTGAACTTGAAAAATATGGTTTTAACTTAAAAGAAAAATATATGTCAGGAATACAATTTACTGAGGCAGAGCAAAAAGTTATTAGTAGTAATTGGACAGAAGCATCTCAAATAAAAGTGGTGATTTTGTAT